GCTTTAGGTAACTTCGTGTCATCAGCGGATTCAGCAGCCCACTCCAAAGTATTAGGGGAACCCGCAGAAGATTTGAGAACGAATCCACTGGTAGGTCCAGTAGCCGGTAGTGTGTAAATTATGTCTGAACTTTGAGACTGTGCTTTAAAGGCTGTGTAATGCTCTGTTACACCCTCACCCGTATCGGGATCTTTAATCTGTAACTCATTACCACTAGAAATAGTTACATTTCCACTAATTTCGCCACCACTAGCTGAATACTTACCCGACACAGCCGTATTTGCCGTATTAGCTAAGTCATATGCTGTCTTCAGTGCATTTGCAGTTGCCGCCTCACTTGTTGAAGTGCTGTTAGTTGAATCATTTAACTGAACTGTTCCCGAAGCTGTCGTACTCGACGCCGTTACTTTTGAACCATCTATAGCCGCCGTACCGCTAATCATACCGTCAGTAATCTTGCCCGTGCCGATGGAAGTTACTCCAGCGTCGGTAATGGATATATCTCCTGTGACTGTTGTTTCTACAACTACACCGCTTGAGTTGCCGATAAGTATTGAAGCTGACGTAAGTGAGGCAAGTTGGGTAAACGCGATTGAAGCGTTGGCCGCTAAATTGCTACTGGTAAGACTTCCATCAACCATTGTTGATGTAACTGTATCGGAATCTCCACTACTAATTAGTGTTCCATTAGTCTTTGGCAAATTAAGTGTATAGTCAGCGTCTGGATCAATTATTGATAGTGTTGTCTCGAAAGAGTCGTTTGAACTACCCTCAAAAACTAAAGAACCTGTCTCGGTGATACGAAGAGCACCGGACATATCACCACCTGTCTTTCTAAGTTTGTTATTGGCTAAGTTCTGTAGGGAAGCCTGAACCGTACCTGTAATATCAGTAAAATCACCCGTTATGAAATCAGTAGCAGTAACCTGAGATGCTGCGGTTGCAGCCATAGCATTTGATACATCAATATGCTTCCAATTCGAGCCGTCACTTAAGAGATAATCAGGAGCAGCAAGAGTCACAGTCGGAGCAGGAGATTCCCCTGTACCTGAATTAACTACAACGAGATAACCTTGCTTATTTGTAGCAGATGCGGCAGGTAAAGCTGATCCAGCGGTTAAACCGGCGGCACTTCCTTCAGTGGTTACGCTTGCTACTGTAGCGGATTGAGCAGTACCACCATCCGTTGTATGTGCGGCACTATAAGTTCCTAAAAGTGTTAGTTCGCCTGCTGTTGTTGTTACCGCAGTCCAACTAGCACCAGTCCAAATATATTCATCTTGGCTATATTCATCCCAGAATCGCTGACCTTTGAAATCTCCTGTACTTGGGAAAGTTGTGATATTTGAATTACTATCAGGACCACCGAAAAGAGTCGTACTAGCGTCACTAAGTTTCGGACCTGATATAGAAGAGGCTCCAATTCTCGCTGAGTCAAGAGTCCCACTGTTTATTTTACTTGCAGGTAATAAAGGTATTAAATCCGCAGTAAGACCTGAACCTGCTGTCGCTACTCCTTTTGAATTAACAGTAATAGACTGATATGTTCCTTCACTAATCCCACTGGTTACTGTAGAGATTGCTCCGCTACCATCAATACTCAATCCACCACCAGTTGCAATCTGAACACCGCCAACTTGATCTGACGTACATAAGGGTAAATCGCTACTCGCTAAATTTGTGGCACTGACAATTTGACCGTAAGCATTGAACTGAATACCTGATACCGTCGCTGCTGTAATACTGTTTGAAAGTGATAAAGCACCCGTCCCAGAAACACTTAACCCACCTCCTATAGAGACACCGCCAACATTATTTGAGTCAGCTATAGGTAAATCAGACGCAGCAAGATTAGAACTACCTGTAATTAGACCTGCACTAGAAAATGTAACTTTTGTAGCTGTGCCTGCTGTAACAGTGTTATCAATAACTAAGTTGCTATCCGTTACCGCTAGACCCGTTCCTAAATTACTTGAATTTAATGCTGTTGCTGGTAAAGATCCCGCTGTTACTTTCGTACCACTAACTGCTGTTATCTTCGCATCAGTCACACTCGAATCAATTAAAGCCGCCGTATCCACAGATAAATTGGCTAACTCAACCGCCGTCACGGAATTTGTTCCGAGTTCAGTCGAAGAAATAGTACCTTCTGAAATTTTAGAGCCTTGGATACTTCCAGCTAACTGAGCATTAGTTATCGTGCCACTAAGAGAAGATGTTGGGTAATTCTTCGCTTTTGCAATATCAAGTTCTGGTGTTGCTTTGCTATCGCCTAAATTAAAAACAACACCTCCGATAGTGATAGATGAATTTAATATCTTTGTATTTTCAATCGATCCGGCTAGTTGAGCATTGGTTATCGTTCCTGTTAAGGAAGAAGTGGGATAGCTAGTTGCATTTGAAAGATTGAGCGCAGGGGTGGCAAGTGTATCCCCTAGATTAATAGTTACACCGGCTAAGGTTATAGATGAGTTAACTAGTTTGTCATTGGAAATCGAGCCAGATAATTGCGCGTTACTAACCGTACCAATTAAAGAAGATGCAGGATAGTTAGTTGCATCAGCCAAATCAAACTGAGGGGTCGCATAACTTCCTCCTAATACAAGCTCAATACCTGAAACAGAAATACTAGGATTCTCTAATTTCTCATTGGTTACGTTTTCATTAGTAATGCTATCGGTTACTACTGTGTTATCTCCGAGTGTTCCTAGTGCTGAACCGGGTATCGATCCTGCATCAATTAACGAGACTCCTTGTTGTACTAAAGATTTAACGGGAATCTTTTTAGTTTCCGAGGCACTATTGTCAACTACAACACACAGATCAACATCTGCTAGTTCTGCCTGTGGTAAAGACTCCAGTTGACTTATCTGAAGATCTGACATTCATTCAACCTTAACTATCTAACTTATCTTAGTATGCTTGCCTCAATTAGGTCGCATCATCTTCTAAGAAAAGCCTGTCACCCGACTCTTGTAATAACCTAGCTCCTGTATCTATGGGTTGCCCTCCTTGGGTTACACCTTCATCTACTCTTATATAACCCGGTGTATGACCTGTCTTTATTTGAAACTTTCCATTAGTTATAAATTCAATACGTGACTCGACTACTCCCGCCGCTGGTACATTAATTGCACAATTAGTTACTTGCGCTTCACATTCCCACCAACAATTATTGGTGGAAGTCGAACTCTCCCTATACATAAAGAAGCGACCATTAAACTCGCAACCTTGGTCTAATCTAATTATTAAACGAGCTAGATATGCCGCAAACTCCGGTTTAACTGCATGTCTAGTATCTGGGTCGTTAAGTAAATAGCGATGCTCCCAATAACAATTAATAGTACCCTGACCTTGGATTAATCCATTTTCATATTGTTCTCTAAAATAAGAACCCAATGTCTCTGTTTGAATCAATTCTCTATTCGTCGTAAATTCAAAATCTCTTACTCTTGCTAAGGGTCTATAACCAACATTCCTAGCCATAAACTTTATTTGTTTTGCACTACTCGGAGCTACGAGAGTTAAAGCATCTTCCTTATAACCGGTTAACGACTTATCAAAAGTATCGTAAAGACGTAACCCACCAACATCATCAACAAATACATACCAGCTTCCGTCTGGATAATTATGTCCACTAACTAATTCAAGATTTGAACCATCAACAGTAACAATTTCTAATCTATCGCCGGTTATTATGCTATCTGCTATCCCGTCAACCGAAAACCGCTTACGGTTTACATTTACATCAGAAATCCCCAATGTTGTTTGTACTGAGTAATCAAGAGAAGTTCTCTGAAGCTCAATAAATCCATCATTACCGGTGATAACTTTGCCAGTCATTAGAGATTGATAGAGCTAGGAGCACCATTAGCTTCAAATGAGATATTTGCGGATAAAACTTCACCCTGAGAGCTTGTCATCGAAACATTAGTCAGGATCACAGATAACTTAATCTTCTTTATTAGCCCTTGATAGTCTTTAAATCCAAGTTCTAAGATAGTGGATGTCTCTGATGTAGAAGCATTTTGCTTTGCTGCCACACCGGGTTCGTCTGGGGTTTCACGTGCTTTTATTAATTTGTTAATAAGAGTCGTTGCATCTCCAGATGTATTGGCATCACTGTAGTAATAGATTTGGCAACTACCTGAAATACTTCTTACACCTTCGATTAATGTCCGATCTGTATCAGAAAGACTGGTTGTATCAAGAGTGGATTGCGAAGCTGAAAATGACCAAGAAACAACTTTCGCAGCTTCAGATTCACTTCCATCTATATAGAGCTTTCCATCTTGACCTGAATAAAAGTTAGACACTTGACTAAGGTAAGTTGGGGTTAATTAGTTTAGTTTAGGCGAATCTAGGCAAGCGACAAAGGAACAAGTCACATTGCTGATGCCTTTCTGGACGCTCTTAACCTTTGGAGGCTTGGCATAACGCCATCTAAGATTCAATTCACGTAGATATGAAGGTAGTCCAGACGTTATATCTGCCCCGTTTAATCCACGATCCTCAGTAAATACTACCCACCTAGTACCTTCTACTGTGTCCGACCATTTTTCATTAACATAGACATAATTATCTAGAATCTCATCAGCCTGACTGTCGGTAATATTATTAAAGGTTAATTCTAAAGTTGAGTCAGTTCTTTTATTACCAAATCGTAGATAAGTCTTCGTTCCATCAAGAGCTACAAATTCTTTGGTAGGCCATTCTCCGGGTGTGTATGTCCTCGAAGTTGCATTAATTTTTGGAAAAATTCTTACACCTGCTTCGTTTGTCATCAGATAAGTTCCATAAAGTGATTAGTGACACCTTGCCACCCATCCAGAATAGCCAATGAACCTGAATCGGTTAAAGGTGTGTGACTAGCTGAAATTTCAACTAATCCATCATCCGCATAAGCGATAGTCTCTACCTTATATACCCTATTCGTAGTTACTGAGTCTTTAATAGCAAATAAAACACCGGTTATAAGACCTTCACCTGTAGTGAAATTTATATTATTAGCTTCTTTTACTTTCTCAACCGTAGTGCCGGGCTTCCAATAATAAATGTCATGTACACCTGTAATGTCGTCTCTACTAACAACTTGACCATCATCAGTAATAACACCATTTCTGTAACGCTCGACATGGGTTGCCTCAGAGACAATTCGTATATACGAACCGGGGGCCAGATTTACACAGTATTGAGGAGATGTTTTAAAGCTCAGTCCATGATCAACTTCTTTCCTTACCTTTAAAATGTACTTAGCGTATTTAACTGCCTGCTCTCTATTCGTTACAAAACCAGATAGGTCGTAAGTTTCTATTGGATCAGTGTTCTTCCCTCCATAAGAATCACCTAAACGAAGCATCACTGACTTAGTTTCTGCAAAACCATTTGCCTTTTCTTTTCGCCAAAGAACATTGGCTTTAAAGAGTTGTCTCTCTTCAGGGCTTAAGAACGAGACTTTTAAATCCTTAATATTGCCATCTGTGAAAAGCCCGCTTATCTGATCCTTACCTACATTTGCTGTGTAATCAATTTTATAATCATCTTTTTTATAAGGTACAGCCGGTAATAAACTAAATTTTCCACCAATTACTGTGAAATCTAAAAGGTTATAAGTTCCATGCTTATGTAAAAAATCTCTTAAGTTAATTTTGTTGCTGATTATTCCGTCCCAAGTAAAACCATTAGCCTGAACAAACTTTGCTGCTGTAGTCATATCACCTACGGCATTAACACCGATAAGATCCCCTGCACCTAAATTAGTATCGGTTAATAAGGCGTACGCAATCTCAACAAAGTTATTACTTGCTTTTGATGAACCTCCATTTATTAAATCAGGTACTTTAATACCCTTCTTAAAGTAAGCCGATAATTGAGTGAAGTTACTCCATTCTTTTGCACTATTTATTCTAATACCACCTATAGCTAAATCCATGTAAGAAGCCTTGCCACTACCGGGATTCATTAATTCGTTAATATAGACTACCTCGTGTTCCGGTCCTTCTTGATGGCTCTTATTTTCCATCCCCGGTATTTGCACATAATCTGCTACTGCATCTAACTGGTTTAAATTACCTTTAAGAGCCTCCCCCGTAGAAGCTTCTACAGCCGTAACACTTATACCTGAAACACCGTTGGGAAAAACTTTATAAGAGCCGTCTGAATTAGTAACACTAGGTAAACCACTCGGCCTAGAAAATGAAATAGTATCTCCTACTTCATAACCAGTACCACTCTCAACAATGCTCCAACTTGCGTTCCAGTTATAGTAATAGTCCCATGACACGTTCACCTTAAGGGTGAGTCCTGTACCCGTACCGGTAGTTGTTGTCGCTACTGTTGGATTAGCTGATCCCATTTAAGTATCTATTATAGAACCGACAGTAAGCTTAATACTTATTCTCTTAGCGGTTAAGTTAAAATATTCGACTGCCTTACCAGTAATAGGATCGGTTGTTACATCCGCTGTAGAACTTGTAGTACTGTAAATCTTAGGTCTTTTAACTTGGTCGAAACTTTTAATTGAAAGACTGGTAGCAGGATAATTAGGCTGTGTCAGTTCATGTGCAACCTTAACGCCATTTTCGTAAACAACCCAAGACCATTGTTGACCGCCATTCCAATTTCTATTAAGAGAAATTAATGTCGGTTGTGGATCTTCTTTCGTAGTGTCGTAGTTATACTCGGGTTCTGGATCTGGAGGTATTGGACCCATCTGAGGCTGTACGTATCTATAGCTATTTCCACTAGCTGAAACTTTGCCTAATTCAAGTACAGGTCCGGTACCTATCCTTCCGGTACCGTCACCTTCCCCAGTGTTATAAGAAAGAATCCATTCTGTATTAGATACTTCGTCTTGCGTCAATACCATGTCATCTCTACCTGCAAAAGTGATAATAAATTGTCCGAAATCTGTAGCAGACGAATACTCTGCCTCTGGTTTATCCGCTTTAGAAATAGTCGAGTTTAATAGGTTAAATTTTTGACCCAAATGAAATAAAGCAATGTTATTACCCGGATAAGGTTTAAAGCGATACTCAAACTGACTATTAATATCGGAACCGGCACCGGGATGTGTGATCTTTATATAGTTGTATTGATATTCTGGGGTATTCCCTCTTACACAGAACAGTCCGGTATGGTTTGCTTGAGTTTCATTGTTTAAGTCGTTCCATGCTCCGCTACTTCCTGCCTTTCTAACTTGCAACTTAAAAAAAGAATATCGCTT